ACCAAAGGTGGAGTTCCAAAGAAGTATGTAGCTGGTGCAAAAAATCCTGGATCTAGAGAAGCTGAGATAAAGAGGACTGCCAAGTTATATAAAGAAGGTAAACTTACACCAGCCATGATGGATAGAATCAGTAAGCAAAGGAGCAAAGGATGAGCAAGTATAAAAGTATTCCTGGTGCATCCAGGTACAGTAAATCTACATTAGATAAAGTATATTCCAGGGGTATGGGGGCTTACTATTCTTCAGGTAGTAGGCCTAAAGTATCAGCCCATCAGTGGGCTATGGGAAGAGTTCGATCTTTTGTCACTGGCAAAGGTGGAGCAAGGAAGGCAGATAAAGATTTAACTTAACAGAAAGGAAGTATTATGCCAGGTAACTATGGGAGTTATTCTCCAAAACAAAAAAAGATTGCGAAGATGTCAGGCAACAAAAAGAAGATGGAAGCATCTGATTTTAAGAAGCTTAGAATGTTTGCTAAGAAGAAAAAGAAAACAGCGACTGCCTAATGGACATAGAAAAACTTAGGGAACAACTCAAGATAGATGAGGGTTGTGTCTATTCTGTTTATCTAGATCATCTTAACTTGCCCACTGTAGGTATTGGTCACCTGGTGACTGAGTGGGATGAGGAGTATGAAAAACCAGTAGGTACTGAAGTATCTGAAGATAGAGTAAACGAACTGTTCGATAAGGATGTCCAGGTTACCATCGATGAATGCAAAGTTTTGTTTGATGATTTCGATGAGCTTCCTGAAGAGGGGCAACAAATCATTGCGAACCTCATGTTCAATATGGGTCGACCTCGTCTTTCCAAATTTGTAAAGTTTCGTGAAGCCGTTAGGAATAGAGATTGGGTAGAAGCTGGTAATCAGTTAAAAGACTCTCGCTATTACACTCAGGTAACAACGAGAGCCGATAGATTAATTAAGAGGTTGGAAGCTATCTAAGTTTAGAGATATGCTTCTAGTGTATCCAGGTATCCTGGTAATCCATCCTCGCTTTTGTATCTTATCTAAATGATACTTGCATGTTTGCTGAGTAAAGCCAAAATGATTAGCAATATCTAATTGTCTTGGCATGATGCCTTCACTCTTAAAGTAGTTTTGAATAAACAAAAAAATTTCTTTTTGCTTTTCTGTCATGGGATATTTAATTGATTGATTAGCCAATGTACTTTCCTATCTCATTTTCAATCTGTACTTGTTCGTCTTCACCAAGTAATTTGATTGTGTCATTATTTTTATCTTTGAGGTCATGCATCAAACCAACTTTTTGTTGCTGAGTTTTTTCTAATTTATCAATAGCTAGTAGTGTATCTGTAAATTTTACTATGAAATCACTAGCAGTTTGAAAAATTATAGGCTTGTGGTCACCAATAAAATGCATTGTGTATTTAATCGGCTTTTCAGAGCCTTCAGGCTTGTTTAGCTTTTCTTTGATGTCTTCAATCACATTTGTTATTTCCCCATCACCAGTGACGTTCCTAGGCTCTTTTTTTTCTTGAGGATAATCAATTGCTTCTTCAGTTGTAATCAAACCTTTGATTGCATCCGGAAATGCATCTCGAAGAGCAAAACCTCTAGCCCTAAGTTGCATCATTCTCTTGGGATAGTCTTGCCAAGGGCCAGGCTTATTCGCAAGTCTTGCTTTTTGTGCATCCTTGTATGAAAATTCTGCCTTGGTTATTTCTATCTCACCATGAACATGTCTTTTAACAATGCATACTGCTTTGTCTTCATCATCAATATAGGTTTCTTCAATACCTCTCCAGTCAGGATGATGTTTGCAAACGGCTATCATTGAATCGCCCCACAAAGACGGCCTACCATTTATGACTGCAATATTCTGAAGAGCTTGCATAGGAGCAAGGCCTATCTCATATCCCCACTGAATAGCTACCAGGATATCATTTGGTTTGCCCTGGAACTGTTTTGGGATATGGCCTGATGTTGCAATGAACTTTGAAAACTCGACTGCTTCAGTCAGGTTAGTTGGATTTAAAGTTGGTAATGACATATTAGTTCTCCTTCTTTTCTATTTTAAATTTACGATAATATGTTGCTTGTTTTGCTGGCATTATTTTTTCAGGTTGTGCCTTCCTGGTAATGGTGGGGTAGGAAATATTGATATCACCAACCTCAGCATGTTCTGCTTCATTCTGTTCCATAATTCTTTGCAACAGTTTTTGATCTTCTTCTTTTTTCTTAGTCCACTTCTTTATTTCAGCATCACACATAAGCCAGTCCTCAGCCACATTGATAAGACTGTCTTTGATATCTAAGTGATCGAGATTTATTATTGATGGTGGGCCATTATCTAATGGTGGATATGGCTCATCTAGGTCTACCTTTTGCCAAAACTCAGTAACCTTTTCCATGATTTGATTAAAGAGTTGTTGATCAGCTTTAAAAGGTACAAGCTTTAGTTTTTGAGCTTTACCAAATACGGCAATGATGCCCCACTTGAAACCACTGCATAACAATTGTGTTTGTAATTGTATAATCTGATCGGTCCTGGGCAAGTCATCAGTGTTAGTTGTTTTGATTTCCAATGCTCCGAAGCCTGACAAAGTAATATCTTCATCAGTCATCTCATTGTACATTGTAAACTCACCATCGACTTGAAGGATAGCATCTAGGGAAGCACACAATGCAAGTTCATCTATTCTATATCCTTGAGTTACTTTACATAGGTTGATGGTTGCTTTGTCATCTGAGATTTCATCTACTTTATCCCTAGCCCATTCGATGAGAACTGGCTCAAGGCGATCACCTCTTTCTTTTACTTCTTTACCAAACTCAGTCTCAAGAGTTTCAATACCTTGCCTGGCATGTAATGTTTTTTGTCTTTCTCTTTCATTAGTTGTAAAACTTGTTTTACCTAGTACGATAGCTGGAACTCTTGAAGCTCCAAGCTCTACTGCATCATCACTATACTTAGCCATTATAAAACCTCCACAAAGTTACGAGCATAACATGCATCATCGATGAGACACACAAAATGAAATGCATAATAAACCATTACACATAGGATAAAAAAGAGTATGCATTCTGCAATGTACACTCCATAGTTCTTAATAAATTTAACCATAATTTTCCTCCAATCTTTTTACGGCATTACTAACTGTTGAAGCATACCACTTACCACCTCTAGCAGTGTTTGCTCCCATTTGATTAAGCTGTTCAGCTATTTGTCTATAGCTATCACCAACACTTAATAATTTTTGGATAACTGATTCGATGTCCTTAACTCTTTTATCTGCTTTAAGCTTGATAACTTCAGCACTTCTCTTCCTGGCAAAGTCCATGTTTGAATGACAGCCAAGTGAGCTAATTAACTTACCTGATTTAGTTTTGTAAGTACCATTAGCTTTTATCTCATCCTTAATTCTTTGAAGAGCAGACTTAGTTCTTTCAGAAATCTTTTCTTGTTCCATCTGAGCAAACAAAGTTTTCAATGCAAACTTATCTTTATTTTCTGATATTGTAGGGTCATTACAAACAACAAGCTTGACCTTGCCGTTCTTCAATACCTGGTCAAAGAACTTTAGAGTGTGCCAGTCAGTCCTGGAAAATCTATCCAGGTCAGCTACAATCAATGTGCCTTTGCTGGCCTTGACTGTATCAATACATTTAGAAAGTTCAGGCCTTAGCTCAGGAGCTACCTTACCTGAGACACCTTCTTCTTTAAACCATATGACCTGGTGATCTGTATCACCAAGCCATTTCTTAATTTCATTCTCTTGTCTTGCGACATCCTGAGTATCTGTTGATACTCTTACATATGCACAATAGATCATTACTTTGCCCCCTTGTATTTATCCCAGTCTAGGAAATTAAAGCTAGGCATTCTGCCATCACCTGAGCTACTCAAACATCTACGTTTGTAATAAAGTACAAGTGGTGGCTTGCCATTTTCAGAATAGTTCTTTTTGCAGTATGCAGTCGCTTCTGCTCTAGTTTTGAACCAGTCACCAATATTGATGCCATTACCATTTGCTAATTCTTTGGTGCAATAAGACCTGGTAATTCTCCAGGTGTTGCTGATTTGCTCTTTCCAAATTAAGTGATAAGTGAATTGTTTTTCCATTAGTTTACCTCCGACCAATGTTGTTTCATAGGAAATTCATCTCCTGGCATAAAACCAAGTGGGCATGGCTTTAGTTTCTTTAACAAAGCATTTATAGGTTTGAAAAATTCATCATGGTCTTTAAGTGTAACGTCACCATACTTGATAGCTTCTTCATAATCTTCTTGCTTCATTTGCCCCATACACAATACAAACATGTATAAATCATTATAATATTCTTTTTCTAAAATATCTTGATCAAACTCTAAGTCATTAAGTGTTTGCCAATCTTCTTTTGTTAGTTTGTCTATCATTTTGTATCCTTCTAATACGTTTAACATAGTCTTTACATATATACATATATCAATTCGATATCGTAATATCAAGTGTTTCAATAAAAAAAATTTAAAAAGGTTATTTTGAAATGGAGCAAGAGATAAAAGTTAGGCCTTTTCTTTGTCGTATTACTGAGGAATGTCACACTATGTTGAAG